CCATTAGACTTACTAAAAACTGGACTCATATGGGTTACAGATAATCTTCTAGGTAAAGATAACTTTATATCAAAGTTTTTAAAAAGCTTCTCAATAGAAGCGTTACTCAAAGATATCATAGCAACTCCTGGTAGAATATTAACAACTGCGTTTGAAACTGTTACAGCTATTTTTGATACATCAGAAGGTAAAACCATTGGTGGAAATATCATAGCTTTATTCAGAAAGATGTTTGATGCACTGATAGGTGTAGTTTCAAGTGTTGTAAATTTTGTTGCTGAAAAACTAGGACTCGACTTTAGAATGGGTGAAACTGAAGAAGATAAAAAACAAAGAGAGTTAGAAGAAATACAAAAGAAAAAAGAAAAAATAGTAGAAAACGAAATAAAGCTAGAGAATAAAATTTCAGAAAGACAAAAACTAATCGCAGAGAAAAAAGAAAAACTAGATCGAATAGAAGGCGAATATGTCGATTACTTAGATGCAGTAGCAGACGGAACAAAGAAACGAAATGAAGGCAGAATAATGTCTGGAGCAAGAACTATTGACAGATTAGATGATGAGATTAAAAAACTAGAAAGTCTTGAAACAGTAGAACGTGCAAAACTTGAACAACAAAAAGCTTTACTAGATGAAAAAGAAAGAATGGCAAGAATGGATCCCACAAATTCTATTGGCGGAACTACAACTGGTAATCCATCTGGTAATGGGGCCGCTCAAGAACTATCTGCACAAATGACTAATGAGTATCTAGCCGCGGCAGGTGGTGGAGGTGCAATGAATGTTAACTCTAGTTCTAATGATGTTAGTGTAGTTAATAATTCAAATGATTATGGAGGGGCTCAGAGAGTTCAACCTGCAAACAGAAGCTATTACTCAGACACTGCATATTTAGCAAACATGTAGAATTATATATACTACGATTTGTCTAAAGGAGTAGTATATGTCTAAAGAAGAACATCAAAAATATATCAACTGGTTATATGCAATACATGGCATAAAAAAAGGGACGCCCGAAGACGCCCCTAGTGTAAGAGAGAAAAAGAAAGATTAATCTTCTTCTGCGAGTTTCTCAAAGAACGATAAGTTCTCATCATCACTATCTGAAGATTCAATCTTAGGTGCTGATACTTCTTTTTGTGTAGGCATTTCAACTACATTTTCTTCAGCATTCATTACTGAAGGTGTAGCAGTAGCACCAGCTAAACCTAATACCATGTCAAGCTTTGCTTGTAACTCGGCATAAGTTTTAAAGTTCTTTCTGTCAAGAAACTCTTGAAGAGAGAACATAGATTCGTAAACTGTTTCCAATTTACTATCATCACCATCTTCTAGTGCTGATACTTCGGCAAACTCAGACTTATCATAATTACGATAGCCTTCAACATTACGAATTTTTAATTTCAAGTCAGCACCTTCCCAGAAGTCAAAAGGGTTAGTGGCTGTTTCATCTTCAAATTCAGGATTCATTTTTTCATTAAGTTTGTCGAAGATTTTTTTACCAAATTTGAAAAGACGTACTGTCCCCTCATTCTCTGGATTAGCAGGATCTTTCATCACATAGATATTTGCTATGTATGAAAGTCTTCTTTTCTGCTTACGTGCTTGCTCTTTACCAGCTTCCGTACCGTTGTTCCATAATGTAGAGTTATACTCACTTACTGGATCTTTCTCATTGAAAGTTGTAAGTGAATTTTCAATATACCATTTACCAGCTGGCCCTTGAAATCCATGTGAGAACACACGAACCCAAGGTAAGTCTTCACCTTTTGGTTCTGGTAAAAAACGAATAACTGCATAGCCGTTGCCAGCTTTATCAACAGTAGGTTTCCAAAAACGATTGTCTTCAGAACTGCCTTCTGCTGGTGCATTTATTTTTGTTGTTTCGGTAACTAGTTTGTTCAAAGAACTTGAACGTGATTTTTTAAGTGCGGCGAAAGATGTTGCCATTAGTGTATCTCCTGTATATATGTGTATTTAATTTGTCCACTCGAATCATAATATAATATATCTAATATAACATAATAAAGTAGTATTTGTCAAGTCCCTAATTTAAATTTATCTTTAGGGCGATTATAACTATAGTTATGCACGGAAGCATTTACATTTGCTTGATGCGACATATACTCACCATATTTAGTTCTCCATTCTAACTCACTTTCTAAGTTCTTAATTCGATCTTTCATAGTCTCAACTTGCTCACGTAACTCTCTAAGTTCTCCTACGTATTTCTCTACTTCATGATTCATTTGAAAGCCTCCAATATAGTTTGTTTACATTTATTTTTGTCTACATTGACGTAACTATACATGAATGGAGTGTATTTTTTAAGTATAAAAAGAAAATCGTTAAGCATAGTGTTTTCTTGTTTACTCCAAACACTACTATAGTTAATCAAATTATCTAATACTACCAGAGTATTTATATTGAGTTTCTCTCTTAGATATAGCTTAAACGCTAGTGGGTGTACTTCACCATCAGCCTGAGTGCTGAATAGAGCGTCAAACTGTGAGTGATAATCTCTAAGAGTGTATATATCTTCTTTGAATTGATAGTTAAACGACTCTATATTTTTTTGTAACTTCTTATGATTCATCATCGCACGGCCTTGTGACATTCCCAAGATATATTCTTCATCGTGAATAAAATTAGCAACAAGATATTGTACAAACTTTTCTTTGTCGTAGATACGTGCTAACTTTTCAAACTGATAATTATCTCTACGTGTGCGAAATTTATCTTCATTCACTTTTATCTTACCATTATATTTGAAGTAGTCGTAATCTGATTTAAAATGATTACGTACTGCTAGATAAGATGCATATGCTTGAAGTCCGTTCATATAGGTAATTTAGGTGATTTAGGGATTGATAGAAAATTTAAATCGATAGCTTCAGCTTCTAATTTAGTCTTGATAACTCCGTTTACTAACTTAGCCGCTACTTCAACTTCCATTTCATTTGTTTCACAGTACCATACTATAGCGTCCATATAATTAATTCTTTTATCTATAACTATTTCTTCTATTGTTTTAGAAAACTTACTTACGTTCATCACCTCTAAAGCCATTATATTCTGTCCTTGTGCATTTGTATTGAATTGAATGATATTGAAATACGATCAGTATCTGATAAATTTTGTTCGACTTCATGTCCTCTGTTACTAGGAAATAAAATTAGTCTTCCTTCAACAGGCTCATAATATACAGAACTCCATTGATGAAGATGTTCTCTATGTTCATTATCGTATATGGGTTTATGATGCTGATCAGGCACATTTAAAAATTTTATTCTTCCACAATTTTCAGGACTCTGTACATAATACACACCACTCCATAGTGCATTAGGGTGTGTGTGAAAAGTATTGTATGCATGTTTTGGTGATACATTTGCCCACATACTTTCTACAGTTAGAGGCCAATCAGAATTATAACCTTCTTCTATTGATAAACTCTTTTGAGCATCATTAATAGTATTCGTTATTTTGCTAAACTCTTCTCTAAAATGCATAGTTATAGTACTATGCCAACCTTGTTTATTAGAGCGTCCTACACCATCTTTATCTTCTTCTTTCCATTTGTATATATCACTAATCAATTCACGATTCAATTCTTTTGAATTTTCTATATCAAAATAAAAGAAAGGAATAGAAAACCAAAATTCCCTTTGTATTTCAGACATTCACTTTTCCCATCTATAAAAAATATGCTTTTCTATTCTTGTTGTTCTAGTTTTAGTTCTAGCCCATCCAGGCTTTACATACGTTGCATGATAGTGTGTAGCACCTTCTGTGACATCTATGTTTATTCTATTGTATAAAACAAGATATGCATATCTTTGTGCTTTCTTCCATGCTTTTTCATTTCTTGGTACATCGTCTTTTCCGTCACAGTACCAACTAAATTGACAACGATGTCTGACTGGATATTGTTTATTTGGATCTTCCCAAGAAGGGCGATGAGGCCCTTGCTTGACTACTTCGCAAACTGAGTTGGGATATCTACTATCTGCAACTCTGTTCATAACTACTTGTGCTGTAGCAATCTGTCCTATCATTGACTGATTCTTTGCTTCATGATAAGTATTGAGTGCTAAACAAATAAATGCTGTTTCTAATATCATTCTTATACTCTATATGATTGTTGTTTATTTGTCAAGTCTATTTTTTAAACTTGTCGTTCATAGATTCCAGTACACTATCAATATTAGGTTCTTGTCCGTTGGGATCATATTTACATTGATATTCATTAGGACATTGGCCCTCTACTACCAATGTGTAAGTATCGTTAGCACCTTTATAGAGACAAACTTGATCACCATTCTTAGCAGTTCTTCTCTTATATCTTCTGCATGTGATATACTTGGGATCTTCACGTTTGCCTAATCTCTTCTCTTGCTCCCATGTCCAATCACTAAACTTCTTCATGTAACATGTGAAGCACTGTATTATGTTAGGCGTTTTATTCTCATTATTAAATCTATCACTCCAAGCATAATTTGGAATGAGAAATGCTAACAATAAAATTATTTTGATTGAAAGTATTAACGAAAGCCTGCGAATAGATGACTTGTATTGAAAACGAACCATGCGAACCAACCTAGTAATGCAACTATAACTCCAATACCTACAGTGCAAATTATTATATTTAAAATCTTTTCTCTTTGTTTCTCTCTAGCATAAACCATCTCTTGACGTTCTTTGCGAATCTTACCTTGCATTCGAATCAGTTCGTCCCATGCAGATGCTCCATGTGTAAACATGATGTATTGCTTGAGTTCGTATTCCATCTCCTCTGCTTTTTTCTTGGCGGCAAAGGCGTTCATTGCTTCTTCTTCTATAGATGAACCATTGAAAACTTTTTTATAGAATGGTGGATTCTTTGCATTCTTCTCTGCTTGATTAACATCAGAAATAGCACCCATCCATCTACCAATATCGCCGTACATAGACTCGACATCTTTACCGAGTTGTATACCTTTCTTAATTGCTGAGAATGCAGTGCCTGCAATGGCCATTGCTGATACTGGATCTATCATTACTGTTACCTATGACTAATTTAATTGATTATAATGAAACAATCTTAAATGTCACAATACGTAATAATATAATACAATCTAGTAGTATTTATAAAAAAAAAGAGCATCAGTGGTAACTGACACTCTTTTCATATTTAGTGTGGGAGGGACTGGCTTATACCCTCAACTAACACAACAAGATAAGCATATCTTTTTTAGTGTTAGAACTTACTTCCGTCATGTGGTGTTGACGATGTGATCTTGTATGACTAGCCCTTATTTCTAAGTATTCATCTTTCAAAACCTGGGTACCACCCCTAAGTAATCAAGTTCACTCCTCTTGTCGGTAGAGTTCTTCCTTGCACCACGTTTTTTCTCCGTCGAGAAAAAATCTGTAATTCTGTGAGAGTGTTTCTGTTCCCAAGTACACTCTCTAAACTCGGTGCGATTAAGCCGCTAGTGCATAATCCACAGGTGCAATGTCATCGTTTGCATTTAGTTTAATGTTCTCCACTAACCTACTACCTACCTGTCGATCCTATTTCGCCCCCATCAAGAATACTTGTTGATACGCCACTATCAAAAATCTCTAAAGTATCTTACTACTCATGTCACAATTAAACGCAGACGCAGAGTTTGTGCTATGAAGGCGTAGTACTGAGCAAGTATTCTTGGTGGAGGCGATGGGTACCGCCCCCATGTCCAGTCTAGTTTCATTTAGTCTCAACGAACTCTTTATTTATAGCATATTGATTCGTGATTCGTCAAGTCTTTTTTGATTATTTTTGTGGAGTAAATATCTCCATTCCCCAACCATTACCTATGATACAGGCCCAATCAGCACTTATAAACTCTACTAAACTCCATGTTCCAGTTTCTTTGTTTAAACCGAATGCTATTGTAGTCTTCATCAATTCACCATTCTCACGTACTGAAACATTGCTCCAAGTCATGATAGGTTGTTCTTTCCATTCTTTTGTAAGTGTGTGTACAATAAAATCTGGATGCTGACATACAACAGGCTTCATTGCATTTGCTATCTCATCTTTTTCAAACATCTTGTGTAATTTTTTCAAGTCGGGCTCATGTTCTCCCCATGACATACTACCACAACTAACATAAAACACAAACACTAATAAACTAAGATATTTTATCATGATACTCTCCGTATAACTTTATCTTTTTTTGTGTAGATAGTATCCAATTGTCTCTCTTTTCTATAAATACTTGAGGACTCTCACCATCTACTGCTATGACTATTACAACTTGATCGATTGGTGTTTTTGTTCGTTCTTCATACATAACACAATAGGCAGAACCTTGTTGAAAATAATTCGTAATATATTCTTTCTTTTTAAGTTTTCTGGAAGTCTTAAAATCGATGACGGAAAGCCTATTATTCCACTCAGCGATACAATCTACCCGTCCAGCGACTCTTAAATAATCTGAATAAAGGGTAGCTTCTTGAACTCTAACATTATTTATATTCTCGGAGAGTATGCCTTTTATAGTGCTGAAAGTTTCTTTGTCAGATGGCATGAACTTCTTTTCATCAAGTTCATTGTTGATAAAGTCTTCGCACATCTGATGTACTTTAGTACCTCGGCGTGATGCTTGAGTAGATATACGATTGGCCTCTTTTTCACCAACTCGTTGTCTCCACTCATAAATTGCTTTCTTATTGAAATGTCCTAATACTGTCGTTATAGACGGATACTTCTCACCACTAGGTGTAACATAGTATCTTTTACCATCTACAGTTTGAGTTTTGATTTCAGGTATGTCAATTCCTAGATGAGTAAACGTCAACTCAGTCCAAGATCGAGTTTCGAAATAATATATTCTTTCACCAAATCACTCCTTACGATATCATGTTTATCAAATTCTATAAAATCAAATGACTTCATTCTTTTAATTACTTTCATAAATTCTAATACGCCGTCACGTTCATCTTTAAATCTAAAATCACTCTGTCTAAAATCACCACAAAATACTATTTTACAATTATCACCTAATCGTGTGATTATACTATCTAACTCGTGGTATGTCATGTTTTGACATTCATCTACTATAACAACTGCATCGTTGATTGTCAAGCCTCTTATAAACGATGTAGTTGTAAAGTGTACTTGCTCACGTCCTTTGAGTATTTCGTAAGCATCACCTCTCTGAAACAATTCTGTAAAGATTGCATAGTAAGGTGCTTCATACACTTTTGATTTTTCTCTTTGATTGCCAGGGAGAAATCCCATGTCTCTTGTTGGTACTACACTTCTTATAATATGTAAACTACGTGTGTCGTTATAATTACTCAATACTTCTTGTGTTGCTAGATACAATGCGATAAATGTTTTACCTGTTCCTGCTACACCATGACACATTATATTTTTGCCACTATAATATGAATTAAATACTCTCTCTTGTGTTTTCGTCATGGGTTCTACTTCTTTTACTCTTAAACCCGTATTTACTCTTTTAAGCTTTCTCTTTTGTTTATTCGTTAATGGTACAATATTGTCTTGAAGAAATGAGAGATTGTTGGACATGGATACTCCTTGTTAATCGTTTGCTGACATTGGTTTCTCCTTTAGATTAGAATAAGTCCCTCTTCTTACACCATGCTTTTCTAGTGCATTTAATGTATTTCGTTCTTTTGTAGTTTTACGGCCCACTTGATCTGCTAGTGCTGATGTAGGGTGTGCTTCTGCTATTCGGGAGAGGTTTTCTTTCCACCCGCTATCATTCTTCATTCCACTGCCACTAATCATATTAACTTTCACAATTTGTTGGGTGATGTTTGGATTTTGTGAGAGATATTCTTCTCTCTGAGACATAGACATAAATTCAGTAAATGTTTCATCTGTGTCTTTATTCATAAATGTATATAAAGGCATTAATGCTCCTTGTTCATCATAATGTATTTATACGGCAAAAGACTCGCCACAACCGCAACTCGCCTTTGCATTTGGGTTAACTACTTTTAAATAACTACCACCAAGTTCTTCTACATAATCTATTGTGCAACCAAACACAAACATTTCTGCTATAGGATTTAAATATAGATTACCTACAGTAGCTGTTTTATCTGTAGTACCCCATTCATATTGAAAACCCGAACAACCACCACCTTTGACAGTGAGTGATACATTCGGGCTTCCTACCTTTTTAAGATAGTTTTCTGCTGACTCTGTTAAGCTAATTGGTACCATGACGGGACACTTCTCTTTGTCCACTTTGCGAAAGAGTTCTTTGCTTCTATGTAATAGTTGTGATATGACTTTAGTGAGTCGCCTTCAACTATACAATCTGGATAATGACTCATCGCAGGTGTGGGTTGTGTAAATTCTTTTTCAGGTATATTTATAGGTTTTATAGCTAGAGCCACTCTAAGTTTTTCGTCTGTAGAGTGTCTTTTACCATATCGATATGTGTACTCGTCACACAATGCAACAAACAAATCATAGAGCCATCTGTAGTTCAGTGATGATTGTCTAGTCCATACTGACGATGGGTGATTGATATGACAAGCAAGATAATAAGTAGCTTCTTTGTAGTTGTCATCAAATCTGTATCGTTTAATTTTACGGCCATTCTTAGATAGTTCTATACTCTCATTACCATCTAGAACTCTGTGTGCAGTTGATAGTAGTTGTGCATACTCTACAATCATCTTTACAACATGTTTGTCTACATGCATTCTAGCACACGTTACTGGATCTTCATCTAAATAAAATACGTTCATAAATTACCTCTCATAATATAATCAATCAATTGTAGCAACCATACTTGCTCTATGTCTAGTATAAGCCATTCGTATAATTTTGTCAAGATAAAACTTAACAATACAGATAACATAGTTAATCTGAATATTAACTTCTTTAACTGTGGTGTTTCTTTTATTTGATCTACTGACATTAATTATCATGGTAATCGCAGAACCTTATGAGCGAACCATTTCAAAAATCTCTTGATACTCTTCTTTATCCAGTTATTGAAAAAGTGTCGTAACAATCTGATTACAATTAATATCGGTGAAGTAATAACGTCAAGAACTAATAACAAAAAGTCAACTATAATGTCGATGATAGTATCGACATTCCATAAACTTCTAACTCGCTTCTTTAGCCTCTTCCACAACTACTTGTTCTCCGTAGTGTTTGTTAAAATTATCTGTTGTGATAGCATAACAGTTATCTGTATTTAGTCCAATATTGAACAATTGAACACTATCAGGAACAACAAAAGTGAATCTTACGTCTTTATTTTCATTCATAAACCAATGTAAATAATTAACCCTATGTACACTATCATCATAAGTCGCATGAGTTTCTTCACCATAACCTTCAGTGTCTTTATATACATTATCTGTATTAGCAGTTTCATCTTTTTGAACAAAATCAAAACCTATACAGAATAATTTTGTAGCACCATGTCGTATAGCTTCTCTCATAGCATTCATACCTGCATTTGAGCGTCTACCTGTTGTTTCTTCTACACATTCTTCTTCTGGAGGTAATATGAGTTTGGTGTTTTCTACTACACCTTCTGTGCCAGCCATTTCTATGAGTTTTCTAAACTGCTCATCTATCACTACAAGGTAATCATACTTATCAAAGTCTCTGTATAGAGCATTGCACCCGTATATTTTGCCTTTGCCCACTAAATCATTTAGATTTATAGGTAATCTACTTGGGCCATTTCCTATTATAAAAGCATCACTCATTTTTTCTCCAGTTCTGTTATTCTATTTTCAAGTTCATTAATCTTATCAACCATTCTCTGCATCTCATGTCGTATAGCATGATCAGTTGAAGAGGTAAAACCCTCTCGTTTCTTAGATGTAAAATCTAATCTGAGTCCAGCATCTGGATCTGTAGCTTTATCATATGTCATAAAGTTTCTCCATTCGTTGCTAAAACCATCAGGATAATCCATCGTTTCTTTTCTCCATTACTTGAAGAACGTATTGTAATTCACTAATTATTTTATATATCCACATTTGAGTCATTCTATCTTCAGATTTGTTTCGCTCTTCTTTTAGTTGCTCTATTCGTATCTTTATATAGTCTTTCGGATTTACTTTTCTATTTCTTCGCATTTTTAATTATCGGATCCATCCAAGTTACTTTTGGTTCTTTTTCATTCTCAAGTATAGTCATACTACCACCTTGAGTATCATGTGAGTTTGATGTCCATGAATTTTTAATATTACGTAGCAACCACATATAAACAGGAACAATTACTATTGTTACTATAAGACATATAATCGAAAATACTTCAAACGTCATTTTATAATTAACTCCGATAAATTATCACTACCAATTTTACCCTTAATGAAAGTATTGAATGCAAGACTAATTCTAGTTTTGTCACTTTTTACTTGATTAACCCAATGTGTAAGTTTTGATGGAAATAGTAAAAGGCTATTTTTAGTTGTAGGATACCACCACTCATCACTATTCCATTGATTATATTCACTCATGTCCATAGACATTGTTAGTTTATGTGGCCATGGTGTTGCAAATGATATAGTATCAGATTCAACAGTTTCTATATAGTACACACCAGATATCACACTGTTAGGGTGACTATGAGCATGGTGATACTGATTAGTCTCAGTATAATTAACCCAAGAAATTGTTATGTATATTTCTATATCTTCATCTATTTTATATGTGTCTCTAAAATAAAGATTAACTTTTTCTGTTAAATTTTTCTTTAGTTCAGATAATTCAAGATTATCAAGTACATACTTATCAGCCGTGTGAGTATTTCCATCATTTATTACTCTATCTTTAGATTCTTGAGTACGTTTAAAGAAGTCTAATTCTTTTTTTGTCAATTCTCTATCTAGTTTTGTACAGCCTAAAGCTATGGGAAATAAAGATTCAATTTTCATAGATAAGTTCCGTCTACGTTGTGTGTTCTGCTATTACTCCATGCCCATATCATACAGTTCCACATAGAATAGCTTGGGTGATATCTACCAAGAGGTACTTGTGAAAGTAAGAAATGAGAGAATGGTAATATGTTTCTTTTCTTTCTAAGTTCTTTGTAGTGTCCTACAAATAGTTTTATCCTGGCATAGTGAATAATGCTTTTACTCCATCATTAGTAGGGCGTCTTGCAAATATTACCCATCTGTGTATTTGATTATGCAGTTTATCTGGATGATTCTCTTTTATATAGTCTTTGAAACTTGTACCTGTTGTCCATACATCATCTACTACTAAACCAATATCATCTGCATTTGGATCAATATACTTTTTTAGAGAAGTTGCTAACGATACACCACCTCTAGGTATACCTTCAACCCATCTAAATGATATCTTCTGATAGTCCATAATCATCTGTGCTAAACAATCCCATTCTTCAGAACGTATAGCATCACATTCTATCTTCCATTTAAGAGGTAAACCTGCATGTGAAATAAAATCACCAGCAGTAAAAAGATTTGCACCAGTATTAAACATTATCCCTCGTCTTCATGATTCATATCTAGGTAATCATCTATACAAGTATAGCCTTGTCCTTGCCCTTGTACTGATAGCTTTACCATCTGTTCAAAACATGCTTCATATTCATTAAAATAATCAATACCTTCGCCCTCTAAAGTTCCGTCAGGATAGAGAGTCACTGCGATTAAAATCCAACCATATATCATTTTATTTCCTTTACTCTAATTCTCAAATCACTACTGCTAAACCTATGCTCTCTTTTATTGAAATATAATTCTATATCTCTTTTCTTGCATATGTCACGGCCAGTAAATTCTTTATCTCTATATTCTTCACCAAGTATTCTTATATCAATATGATACATTTCTAATATATCTTCTAAGTCTCTTTCTGTAGAATATGGAATTATTTCATCAACGTACTTAACACCATTTAATTGTGTGTATCTCTCAACTACTGTTTGCACTGGACAATTTTTCTCTTTTCTATCTACAGTAGGATCTATCTGTAATCCACACATAAGATAATCGCATTGATCTTTTGCTTCTCTCAACATCTGTACATGGCCAGCATGTAATAAGTCAAACGTACTTGCAGTAAATCCAATCTTCACTTTATCTTTTCCCATATCCACTCATGACAATAAAACATAATACTTCCTGCTGGTATGCTTGCGAGAGATAGTCCTAACGTATACCATAAATCACCACCTGTAACTACTGCATAACTCATAAACCATACTACACCTAAAAGTTGCCATGTGCAAGTCTTTATTATACGTCTGTATATCATTCTTCTGTTTGCTCTACTGCTACTGGTTTACACCATGCTGAATAATTACCGACTAATCTATCTTCATGTACATTGATTTGACTTGCATACCAAATACACTTCTGCATACTAGAATACGTTATCTGTCCTTCTACTTCAGAACCGTTCATTAGCATTAATACAAAAACTAGTTTAAACATTTTTGTTTCTCATCTGATCACTTACTCCTTCAAAATAAGAATCTACTCCACACAAATAATTAAACCAACCAGTCGCTATATACTTATGTTCTGTAGGAGATACTATGCCGTTATGCATGTGAGTAAAGTCACTAGGCCAAAGAAGTGTCAAACCTTTCTTTGATTTTGTAGTTAGATTTTGAAATCTAAAATGAGTACCACCACCATCTTCTACATCATTTAAATATGTCATAAAAACTAATACTCTATCATAGTAGAAGTTTCCATTTCTTTCATAATGTTCTGCAAAAAAACCTTCACCTGGTTTGTAATGTTGTATATTAAATGCATCAGCCATTGTCAATTTTCCCATAGTCACTTCATAAAACTTAAAATATGTTGTGCATAAATCAAAAAGTATATGTTTATAAGTTTCTATAGTAGGGTGACTACAAGTGGGCCATACATTTACATCTGTAGATTTTTTAGCATTTGGATTTTCTTCTCCTCCCAGACTAGTGCCAGGGTGCTTATAATAAATTTCATCTTTATGAAACTTAATTAATTCATCACAAATAGAAGTATCTTCCATTTGAAAGGGCATGACAAAAGTAGATTCATCAAATTTTGGAATTGTTATATCTGCTTTTTTCATTATTCCCAATCTTTGCTAAGGCCACCAAAACATTCCATTACGAACTTTTTAGTCAAACCCTTAAATGGTAATCTTCTATCTTTCATTCCTAATAATATCTCAGCTTCTTCTGCTGGCAAGTTTTCTAGCATATCAACAAATAGTTGCTCTCTTCGTATTTGTTTTAGATTCTTTTGTGCTTCAGAAGGGCCATCAGTAAAGAGATAAAATCTACGTACTTCATGATGAAGTTGTCCTTGATTATCCCATGGTGTTTCATTCTTTTTAAATGGTGGATCACCTTCTGGTAGTAACCATCTAATCAAATTATTGTAAGTAAACTCTAAAACTATGCCCATAGCTGGTGTGTAGTTTTCTCTTAGATGTTTCATTTTGGCATTTTTACTTGTTATTTTTTCATTTTCTTTGAAAATGCTATAAAGCGATTGTGTCGGCATCAAAACTCTCCAATTCTATCAGTAAGATTTTTTAATCTATTTCTTATAAAATAATTTAGTAGTCCGCTTCTCTGTGGTATTTTATAATTATCATACTTTTCGTTTATCTGATTAACAATAGCTTTGGGAATACAATCTAAATTAACTAAAGACTCATTTCTTTTATAGTTTCTTAGCATAATCTCATTACAGAAATCTTTAGGATCTAAGCCTATCCATTTCTCTATCTTCTTTGATGCTAGAGGTTTTTGTCTAGTACCCGTAACTATCACATTATCAGCAGATAAGAAGTTAGGTACACCATCACCTCTATCACCTCTCATAATGTGTTCACGTAAGAAAGACTCAGGATTACTGATACGAATCCACTTCTTTAACATAGGTGAATATTGTTCTACATTTGCATATTTCTGTAATTGTGCGAAATCCTTATCGCCAGATATGATGATTATTTTCATATCATCTTCTGTTTTCAAAGTTTTACCAAAACGATTACACAGTGTACCAATGATATCATCGGCCTCTGCTCTATCTATCTGTATTACTTTATACGGAAATGTTTCTTTGAGTTCATCACGTATTTTATTGAGAATACCGAATATGTGATTCCAATCTAAAGGTGACGTTTCTCTATCTGCTTTTCTATGTGCTTTATAGTAAGGAAAAATATCTTTACGCCAGTAATTTTTGTCATCACAAGCGATTACCATTTCTCCGTATTCTTCTCCAAATTTAACATTGTATAGACGAATAGAATTAAGTATCATATGACGTATCATAGTTTCTTCTATTTCATCATTGTTTCTCTGGAGTTGCATCATCAAGTTACTTATCATAACTTGATTTAAGTCCAAAAGTATCATTGTATACTCACTATTTAATTATCTAACTATATTTATATCACACTATAGAGTATTTTGTCAAGACTCAAGTTTAAGGTGGTGGTAGTTCTGCTCTTACTTTCTTTTCTTCATTATCAAAATGAGCAACACGTTTTTCAAGCCATTGTACGACTTCTATGTTTGCTTCTTTATCATCTCTGTTGGTATTAAGTTCTCTTCGTAGTACGGCCGCAGTTTGCATGTCTATACTATTCATCTTCTCTCTTTCCAAAATCGAGTGACATTTGTTCATCATCACTGAGTTCTTCAACACCAGTAATTTCCACATTAGTATCAATGTGTTCTTGAAAATGGTGATGTAGTCCCATGTTACGATAAAGTGATGAACGGATGGTTTCTACAGTAAAAGCAAAATCTTTCATAAACTCATCTCTATCAATATCAAATCCCGACAAAGAAATGTTTGCTAAAAGATTGCTACTGTGTTGATCAACAACATTGTTAATATAAATCTCTTTATTCTTCTCAATACTCTTTTTAAGATCGGAAAGAGTCTCCTGTTCAGGAGGTGTATAATCATTAGGGAATTTAACAATGTTGTTCATAATTTTATTTATCTCCAGCTGGCACTACAGTACGAAACTTGATTAGTTTCTCTTGATCAGGCCCATAGAACAAGTCAAGATAAACACCCGTACGTAGGTAAGTATTAAGATTACGTATGTAACCCTCAATATTTAAAAGTTGTGCGATTGCTCCTTTAGCATTAGCACGAACATTCTTTTTCAAACCAGGCAACATAGCTTTATTATACACCAACCATGCTTTTATATTATTGTAACATAGTGGGTGAGTATCACCTTTTGCCAATACATCTGGGTGTATGTGTGTTAATTTGGGCGGGTTCTTTTTCATTCTCTCCGCTCTAGCTTTTGCTAGTCTTTCACCAGCCGCTTTACGGGCTTCGGGTGACATTCTACGTCTTTTTACCATGTGCAACCTCCATCATGACAGATTATTAATACTACGTATCCGATAGCAAATATCGAAAACAAACTTACTGCATCTAATATAGTTTCTGCTATTTTTATTATATATTTTTTTATCATTTTACCTCTCTCAATGAACTGTCTCATAAGCTATGGGCATATCGTATATTTCGCCCAATATTTTCATAAACTGTTCAGGCACATCATTATCATTATCAGGAATAAAGAAAGTCTTGAGTGTACCATCTTTTCCCATAACTATTGCTAGATCGTCATCTTCTAATTTAAATTTAGTTTTTGCCATTTATTACCTCTCTCAATCGAATGGAAACGGGCCCCATTCACCATTTTCATCTGCTCTATCTAGTTGTGCTTGAATTTTACCAATCTCAACTGCAAGAACATGTAAACCTTTTGCAAAGGCTTCGTCTTTATGAGTCGACTCTGAAGTACCACCCATAAAGTGTTTCATAGCTTCTTTAAGCTTTTTGTGATGTTCACGTAATTCTGTATTCACTATCATACTGCGGTACCGTCATCAAGATCTAATTCAACTGTCGTAATCGAAATCAATTCATCAGCAGTGTGTCCTGCTTTCTCATAACTAGCAATCGCATTTGCTTCAGACTCTTTTGCAGTATCGCCGTCAGAACCGGCAAAAGAAGAGCTAACTAAAAACTTGTCACCATCTTTAGTAGTGGTGAGATGTTCAATCGATGTTGCGAAGAATGTTGTCATATTTTTTCTCTCTTTGTTATTAACGAATCACTTACACTATTATAATAGCAGGTTGACAAATTAAGTCAAGCACTTTTTTGTGAGTGCTATCCAGTCTAACCACTGAGCCTGCATCTCAAAGAAAATCTTTCTAGCATCATCATCATTGTCAAAACCCACTTCAGTAGCGAAGTCCATTCCGCTACAAAAGAATAGGTTAATCATATGTAAATCTATTTTATTTTTGTTGATTACTTTGTGTAACTCACGGGCAGTTTTTGCAGTGCCGACTAAATTGCCAGCACCGATGTAAACACCGATTGTTTTGTCACTGAGCGTATCTATAAAAACTGAATCTGTCATATTTTCTCACTTTCTTTAACGAATCATCTTATACTATTATAGTATCAGGATGTGAGAATATGTCAATAGTTAATGTAGATACTTACTTAAATTATTTCTTGCTTTTCCCACTCTATCACGATTTTCTAATATCAGTGATATAACCTTTTCGTAGGATTCTTCAGTTAGATGTGTCTTATACATCATCATAGCTTGAGCCATCATTACGCCTGCAAGGGCCATAGGATTACAGCCCTCTTGCATTTTTTCCATAACTAAGTTTAGAACATCTCTAAAGACATCATCTACATCACCTTCAGGTATGTCATCAAAATCGTCTATACTCATCTTCTCACCTTACATCTAGGACAGAAGTTCGCACTGTCCAATTCAGAACCACAATATGTACAAAAGTTTGCAGTGAATATTGCTAAGAATATCATTTTAATCCTCCATCTTTTTTGATTAGAAGTAAATCTATTTTCTCTTCTATTCTATTTAGATGCTTGATTACTTCATCAGTAGGATTACGTTTGGGTAAATGAAACTCTTCTGAGATATTTCTACCTCCAGCTCCAGCACCCATACCCACAATCTGATCTTCTATAGATTTTTCTTTTTTCTCCTGTCTAAGCTTCCAGCCCATCCAGTCATACCATCTTTGTGGTTCTTTATCCATCATTAGCTACAGGTTGTGATTTTCGTAATTCTTTCAGGCCATTAAGCATACCAGTCCACTGATTTGCCCTTATGTCCCAGTTATAACAATTATCTGCCCACTGTTTAGCGAAATGAAGCTTAGATAACATATCTTCAGAATTATGATTGTCGATTGCACCTTTTAGAAAATTTGCAAAAACATTCGCATGAAATTGTAAGTTTTCGTTCCAGTGATACATTGTAGCTAAACCACCAGTTGTTTCAGGAAGTGCTCCATAGTTAGGACATACTACTTGACAACCAGCCGACATTGCTTCAATAGCGGCAATACATGATGTTTCTTGCCAAATACTAGGATATGCAAAGATGTGTGATTTTGCTAAAGCTTCTCTCACTACTGCATTTGGTTTAAAACCATGATAAGTCATACCTTCATGTTTTTTAATCTCATCAAAGATTTCTTGAAATGGTTCATCTCTCTTTGGCCAACCATAAGCTTCAAATGAAGAATATACGTCAAAATGTATTTTATCTTTGTAGCCGTTTTCCCACAAAGCTTTAATTCCAGCTACTGCAATATTTAATCCTCTGTGAGGTGTAGTATGATAAATTATACGAATAACATTTTTATCTTTGTTCCAAGTACCATTTGTATTTGTTGATAACAAAATAGGTTCTATGGCATTTTTCAGAATAAATGATTCGCTCCAGTTTATACCATACATCATATTAAACTGTTGCCACTGCCAATCTGATACAAAAACTAAACGAGAAAATCTCTTTCTTAGTTCCGCATCTTTTAAATGAGCATTTTCTGGATCACTTGCTAAATCATGCAACCAAAGAATATTTTCTTTTTCTTGAGAAATAGTACGAACTCTAGATTTAATAATATTAAATTCGTCTAATAAATCTTTTGGTAATCTCTCAGTAAGTGCATTACTCATGAGTTCAGTACCACCATATGATTCGTAATATGTACCATCGTCTTTCATTTGGCCTTTACTGCCATCTGCTATTTCAGTTTTCAATGATATCTCATCTGGGTGTTCTTCTTTAATTGCTTCTGCTTCAGCCATTATTTACTCCTATTAATGAATCCCAACGAAAAGAACGCCAATCTTTCTTTTCGGTGTCATATACTGCAAGATACTCTTTGAGAATTTCTCTTTCGACATTTGCTTTAGGGCCCAGAGGATCTCTGTTAGCACCAGCATATCCGTGGATATCTTCGCTCAATGTCGCTTTCATTCTGCGAGTAGTACCATCTTTTTTTGTGAAATTTATAGTTAGAACACCTTCTTCAAGTTGTTCTACAATTCTTTGTTTTTCAATGTCTTTCATAATGTCAGTATCAAACTCCATACTTTGCATATTATAATTATTCATAATGTATTTAGCTCCCATTAAAATGCATAAGATGTATCTCTAAATCGTTAAATCCACCTATATGCTTATCGCCATCAAATATTTGAGGTACAGTTTTGTACCCACTCTCTTTAATAAATGCTAGTGACTTACTATCTTCATAGATATCGATATACTTATATTCAATATTATCTGAAGATAATAAGTCTTTAGCACGTTCACACCAACCACAATAAGGACGTCCGTAGATGGTGTACATTAGCAACCTATATCGTCTAGGTTTTCTTCACTAAGACTACTCGTTACATTTTCATTTAGAACTGCCGGTGATGTATATTCACTAAAATATTTATCAAGCATTTCTAGATGATCTTCATATCTTGCCATTTCGTCTAACTGCTTTTCAACTTCATCCATAACTTGAGAGTGTTCACCAACACCCACAGGATTTGTCAAATAGATTTCAACATTAACACGATGCTTATCAATATGTGCTTTTGCATGATCTCTAACGGCATCTAGCATTTGTCTTCTTAACCCAGTCATACTCATCTCCTTATAATGTTATGCCCAACTTAAACGATAGCATAATCAATAGAATTATTATTAATAATAATATAACATTATTGAGTGTCATCTGTCAAGACTCAATCTTCAATAGGATCTTCCCAACCAAATGATCCCATTTTACTTTTGAAGTTCTTCAACTTCTCATCATATTTTTTATTTGTCGCATCGTTCATGTTAGCAAGATGATAACCAGCATCCTTATCAACTTCTCTAATCTCTAGAAAAATCTTTTCGTTTGCACTAAGTTGTTTGGATCTTTGCATAAAAATAAATGCTCTATATAATTGATATCTTACGACATCACATACTTTACATGTGTTATCGTATACAGTTGTTACAACTGCCATAGCCGTATTCCTTTCTGAAAAAATGTTAAGAGAATGAGTTTTCACTCATCAGTATATATAATCGTTTAGCATTGAACTATATGCATATCACCTATTTAAGTTTGAGAAAGCTACCTATATTTGTACTGTCATAGCATATTCGATTTATAAACCAATTATAAAATGTT